AAATTTGTCGTACTTGCATCGGAGAATGGCAAGACAAAGACAATTAGGTTTGGGGATGCAAATATGAAGATCCGTAAATCTAATCCTGATGCCCGTAAATCTTTTCGAGCTAGGCATAAGTGCGATCAGAAGAAATCAAAGCTAACAGCAGGCTACTGGTCTTGCCGTAAATGGTGATGCCCAAAGACGCTTGTTATAAAAAGATAAAGGCTCGGGTAAAGGTATTCCCGAGTGCTCGAGCATCGCAACAGATTGCCAAGTGCCGTAAGTCCAAGGGACAGGTTCGTAAGACTGCCAAGGGTACATCTTTAAAACGCTGGGGTGCTGAGAAGTGGCAAGATACACGAACCGGTAAACCATGCGGACAGGGCAAGTCGAATGAATATTGCCGGCCAACCAAAAGAGTCTCGAGTAAAACACCCAAGACAAAATCGGAGATGAGTAAAAGCCAACTAAAACGAAAGAAGGCTGAGAAATCGAAGGTAGGAATGGGACGAAGAGTAAAACCTGTAAGAAGGAAAAAATGAAATTAGGAGATGCAGTAGCCGGACTCGGAGAACAGACCGAGTGGGTGGTGATTAAGGACTTTATTAAAGAACAGAGGGATATGTGCCTGGTGGATTTTCAGGACTATACTCATGTGGACAATCCGCAGAAGCTTGCCCGTCTATCGGGTGAGATTGCAGGACTGACTCGAATATTGGAGGCGTTGGACAATGCCGAAACTGACACCCCACCAGCAATTTAAAAACGAGCATAGGGCATTGCTCAATCGTTGGATTGAGGAGTCTGATATTGAAGACACTGAAATGGCAAAGATAGTAATGTCAGACATTGAGGAGTGGCTCGATGAGGATGTTGTCGATTTCGAGTGCGATATGGTGCTCGATGACGATGACGATGATGAAGAGGAAGGGTAACCTCTACGAGCAGAAGTTTTTCTCGGAAGCCCTCGAGCATGGACTGGAGGTCTTTGTGCCATTGGGTGATTATCTGCCACAGGACTGCCTGGTAATGAACACGGCAGGCAAGATATTTAAGATTCAGATAAAAGGGACTGAGAGTAAATCGAAGGACAAGGCTCGGGGTGGATTGGGTCGTTATATGGTTACGACCTCGAGTGGATCGACCGGCAAAGAGTCGATAGACTGCACAAAAGTGGACATATTGGTGGCATATGTCGAAGATGAAAACATTTTTTACAACATCCCATGCATGGAATTAGACGGGGCTAAGAGGATCGGACTGTATCCTCACAACCCCGATTCTAAAGCCAAGCATGAGAAATTTAAGGATAATTGGAAAATTTTTCGGGTTACCTGATAAAACTGCTTTTTAAACTGCTATAATTGTCACTGGTGGAGCATATCTGCTCCGCAGATACAAGCAAGAGAGTGCGAACTCTACAACAAACGCAGAAATTATGGCAGAAACAGTTATTAGCGAGGCTCCGGCTGAACAATCGGGAGCAGAAAACAATCAAGTACGAGGCCCACTATCGGTGGAAGATTTGGCGGCATCCTTTGTCGAACAGGTCGAAACGGATCAGGAGGCTCAACAGGCGGATGAGGCTAAAGCGGAAGTCACCGAGACTCCCGAAGAAGCAGAAGCATCGGCCGACCAGGAAGATGTTCTTTCACAGTCTGTAACCGAAGAATCTGACGAAGAGGAGGAAACGGAAGAGGATACCGAAGAGGAAGAGGTTGAAGAAGAGGTAGAGGAGGAAACTCCAAAGGCTCTCAAGAAAACTCTTAAACAGATTTCGCGTCTTACTGCTCGAGCAAAATCAGCAGAAGAAACAGTCGAATCGCTCAAGAGTGAGATTCAAAACCTCAAGCAATCAGGAGGCAGTCAATCGCAACCGGCTCAACCCGAATTGGAGAACATTCAATCGTTTGAAGATTTGGAAAATTTGAAGCGGGAAGCACAAGCGGCCAAGAAGTTTGCACTTCAGCATATTGGCAAGGATTTCGTGGAGGTCGATGGCAAGGAATATTCGGATGATGACATTCGTAATATCCTTACCCAGGCTGACGAATACCTTACTGAAAAGATTCCTCAGAGGAGTGAGTATCTAAGGGAAAAAAGCGAATGGAGTAGAGATACAATCAACACCCATCCGTGGATGGATTCATCGAAAGATGATGATATATCCGAATCCCGAAGAGAAACCTATAACCAGCTACGAAACCAATATGGCAATGTACTGGACAACCTTCCCAATGGTGACTTTATCGCCGCCACTCTTGTCAGAGGCATTGAAGCATTGAAAAGCGAGCAATCCGCCAAGGCTCCCAAGAAGGTAGTCAAAAAGCGTAAGGCTCCACCTCCAACCGATGGAGGAGATGCATCCCCGCCAATCGAAAACTCGACCACTCGGAAACAGAAAGAAAAGGCAAAAATCCTGGATCGGAAAGGACCACTCTCGGTTAACGATCTCGCCGCATTTCTAGCGGATTAAATTTCTTAAACTTCAAAATTATTTTTAAAAATGCCAACTAACATTGCAACTTCCTATAATGTAACAAGTGCCAAAGGGGCCTTAGAGAATCTCGAAGGGTATCTGAAATCTGTCGAGCCAACAGAAACGCCGTTATATTCTACGCTATCACAATCAGCCGCTCCAAAGGCAACTCTCAACGAGTGGTTAGTAGACTCTCTAGCAGACCCTGAAATCGGTGGGGTAATCGACGGAAATGATCTCGATCTTTCTACTGCTCAAAACTTAATCGACACTCGTGCAAGATTACATAATCGTGTGCAGACATTCCGCGACTACTTTGCGGTATCTCGTCAAGCTGAGATGATTGATGTCGCTCCTAATGGACAGGGTGGATTATTTGCCGCTTCCAAAGCAAAATCACTTATTCAGCTTAAACGCTCTATTGAAACTGCTATCGGATCAGGAAATGATCAGAGTGCAGGTTCAGGTGTAGCCGCCTCGACCCTTTGTGGGTTAGGGATTTGGTCTGACCCAAGTGCGACCGGAAATACATATGATACAAGTGCCAAACAAGCATTCCGTGCAGTTAGTGGATCGCGCGTATCTCTTGGTTCTTTAACTGAGTCAGCTCTTCGCGGATTACTTCAGGCAGTTTACACTGCTAGTGGTGCTAAAGGTTCCTACAAATTGTATGCTGGACCGGCTGTCATGGCGGCTATCACAGATTACACCCGTGCCGCAGTTACCAACAATCCTGTTTACAGTTTCACTCAAGATGTAAGTGGTAAGACATTAGTCGGATCAGTTCTTCATTATGTTTCAGACTGGGGCAGTATCGATATTATTCCTGACCTCTTTTTGGGTCGCGTGAATGGATCGGCTTCCGGTACTGACACTGTTGAAGGTACAGTAAACACGGATCGTGCTTACTTAATTCCTGACGATGACACTGTTTCCCTCAAGTTCCTTGAAGGCATTTCCGTAGTGGATCTTCCTGACAACGGAGGTGGAAAAAGGGCATTCTCAGAGTGTATGGCTACCTTGCGGGTAGGCAATCCACGCGCGCTTGGAAGTATTATTTGAGTAACTTCGGGTTTATTATTGATCATGTTGTTATTGGGGAGCCGGTTTAGGGTTAGACCGGCTCCCTTTTTTCCATTTAAATGAGTCTAAATATCATCGTAAGGGGAGGTAAGAAAAGCAGATCGTCACAGGACGAAATCGCTTATTACCTTCGTAAGCATAACGAGCAAGCCGCAGTCAATGAAAAGGCTGGGTATGCACAACGCCAAAAGCAGGCTCGCAAGGCCGCCAAAGCGTTTGAAGGAGGTAAAGGTGACCTTCGACTTGCTCGGGTAACAGACTTAACCACATATGTCCGCCATGAGCAGGAGAGACCTGGATGCTGGGCAGACAAAGGATTCCGTAAGGACTTCGAGAAATCAAACCCCGAGTGCAAGGTTAAACACTAATTTTTTTATATTATGGCAAACTACGCTACCGCCACCTATTCGCAGTTAAAGTCAAGATTCCGAGCATTGGCCGGACTTGATGCATTACAGGCAACAGATGCTAGTTTCCTTCGTGATCTCGTAAATCGTGCGGCTCGTATAGCCCATGAGAGATACCCTTGGCCACAGTTTACAGTCATGGGAGAGAGTGTCGCTATAGTGACATCTGATGCCAACAGGCTACGGATTTACGGAACAAGCAACAAGCTGGCAAATGATGCGAATGTTGTTTTTCGTATTCATAAAGAAGATCCTACTACTACCCGTTACCCTGATGAATATACATTCCTGACCGAGTTAGATTCAGGAGGATATCCATCAGTCAAAATCATTGAGCCTAGCATATTAAACGGAGTAAATGTTTTTGTCACCTATCGTAAAGATTTGAGGTCTGAGATAAACTCGGGATCGGCTACTTCAGGATACTATGGT